CTTTTTCTGTGTTGATGTAGCTCACGGCCATCATGCGATGGTGAAACGCGCGCTTCAGAAACTTCGAAATGAGTTTGGCGATAGTGTACACATCATGGCAGGAAATGTCGCAACTCTCCAAGGGGTCAACGATCTCGCGGATTGGGGTGCAGATAGTGTGCGCTGTAATATTGGTGGTGGTTCTATTTGTTCCACACGAATTCAGACCGGCCACGGCTTACCCGGCTTACAGACAATCTTCGAGTGCGCCAAGACCGACCGTGATGTAAAGATCATCGCTGACGGTGGCATTAAGAACTCTGGTGATATGGTGAAAGCCTTGGCTGCCGGCGCAGATGCAGTGATGGTCGGCTCTTTGCTCTCGGGCACGGACGAAACTCCAGGACCACTACAGAGGAGCCCCGATGGAACACAATGGAAAGCTTACAGGGGAATGGCCAGCAAAGAGGCACAGATTTGTTGGCGAGGTAAATACTCTTCGTTTGAGGGAGTTGCAACGCGTGTTCCGTACCGCGGACCTGTGGGTGCAGTATTGGAAGATATTGAGAGAGGAATTCGTTCTGGACTATCTTATTCAGGCGCCCGAACGATTGTGGAACTCCAGGCTAAAGCCCAATTTGTAAGACAGACTACATCAGGATTGAGCGAGAGTAGGACACATATCCTGTCGAGGAGTTGGTGATGAGCGATGAAGGTGAAGCAGACTATGGTAAGCTCAATAAGCGCGTGGTATTTTCAGACAACGAACATCGTCACGCCAAGCTTGTTCTTAAACTCAAACACGATGGGTTTAAACAGGGGCAATTCTTTAGAGCAATCATTACCGGCTACATTAATGACGATCCCGTGTTGCAACAGTTTGTTGACGAAGTGAAAGAGCAGTCTCCGAGGATTAAAAAGAAATCTCGCCGCCTCCGCGATCAAGGAGAAGCGACAATGAACGAACTCGGCTTTAACGAAGGTGATATAGAAAACATATTTGACCTTATTGAGCAAGAGCACCCGGACTTATGAAAAAGAATGACGGACTCACAGAATGCGCCCGCTGTTGCCGAAAGAATCTCTTAAATTGCCCACTCACAGAATGTAAAATGTGGATTAATTATGAAAAAGATAGCAATTGCACATTGGTGGCTATTTATAACAATGATCAAAAACCTATGACCTTAAGACAGATTGCAGAGCGTTTAGGAATCTCTTTTGCGAGAGTAAAACAGATTGAAACCAAGGCGTTCGCGAAACTTAAAAAACATCTAGTTGAGAAACCTTATTAAGTTTTAGGCACATTGACATTTGTACTACTATTTATTGATGAGTTTATGTAAATAAACAAGGAGATTTTATAATGGCTCGTAAGACTTTGTTAACCGAGAGCGAACTTCGCCGCTTCATGAAGCTCGCTGATATGCGCCCCGTAGGGGAAAAAAGAATTCAAGAAATGGGAGCGCCGCCTTATCCCGGCGCTCGCGATGAAGAAGAAGTAGAGGCCGAGGTAGAACTCGGACCTGCGGATGACGTGCCTATGGACGAACCAATGGACGAACCAATGGACGAGCCAATGGAGGAACCTATGGACGAGCCAATGGACGAGCCAATGGACGACATGTCCGTTGAAGCAGACCCAGCGGTGGAAGCTAAATTTGCCGAGTTTATGACGCAAGTGGCAGCAGTCGCTCAAGAAGTCCTCGGCATCGAGGTCGATGTTGAAGAAGCTCCAGCAGCCGGAGACGAACTCGGCGGAGAAGAAGACATAGAAATGGACGCTGCAGCAGTAGAAATGGAGCCAATGGGCGATCTCGAAGGAGAGGCCGAAGAAGGAGGTGAAGAACTTGAATTTGGCTCAGAAGAAGAAGAAGACCCAGAGGCTGCAATGGTCGCTGAAGTCGCTCGACGCGTTGCTGTGCGCCTCCAAAGAGAGGGACGCAAAGCAGAAGTTGTCGACCAACTAGCCGAAAGAATCATGAAGAGGCTCACAAAATAGTTGACAAAATAATACGAGAGTGTTAAGATATAACCATCGACCTCTTAAGGCGATGGTTATTTTTTTATAGAGAATTATGAATTATTTATTAATGACGCTGGTCTTTATCTTTGGGTATTTGACCTGCAAGGTATTTTATTATCTCAAATCAGCAAGACTTAGTATTCAGCTTATACAGATGTCAAATCTTGTTTCGCTCTTTCTTTTAACTCGCGCTTTGGAGAATTTTGAACATTCTCGAGTTCTTTGCCTTAAAGACTTACGAGAAAAAGATATCTCCGAACGCAATTTGAAGATTTATGAAGAGAATTTAGATTTAGAAATTGAATTATTTAAGAAGCGCTCAATATCGCTGCTTTTGGAGGTTCATCCGGATTTTTTCCAAGGAGTGGTTCCCTATACTGACTGGAGTTCTGCAATGAATTATTTAGAATCCAATAGAAATGTCATCATGAGCACCTATTTAGAAAAGTAACAAGTAGCAAGGAAGGGGTTGCATTATGATTAAAAAGATAAAAAAGCTGATATCCAACGAAGAGGCTCAAAAACACCCACCAGCCCCAACACAGAAAAGAGAGCCCGACTTACGCACCATAGGACTATTTGCCGAGGTTTCATCCGAGAAGATTGCCGAGGTTAGCCACGCGTTGCTATACCTTAATGAACTCAATCACATGAATGAGGATCCTCGCACTCATCGCCCTATCTTATTTTATATCTCCACTTATGGGGGTAATGCTGACGATATGTTTGCGCTGTACGATCTTATGCGCGCCATTCGCAGTGAAACAGAGATACACACGTGTGGGCTCGGAAAGGTTATGTCTGCTGGAGTTTTGATACTCGCCGCCGGCACAAAAGGAAGCCGCTTTATCGGGAAGAACTGCCGAGTCATGATTCATTCTGTGATGGGCGGTAATGCTGGTAGCTTGCATGATATGATGAATGAGATGGACGCAATAGAAAATCTTCAACAGATGTACATCAACTGCTTGGTTGCGGAAACAAAATTAACCGAGACTAAGCTTAAAAAAATGCTGGAACGCAAGGTTAACATCTATTTATCTGCAGAAGAAGCGGTTGAGTATGGTATCGCCGACCACATAATTTAAAGAGGACTAATATGTCAGACTTACATAAGATTTTACAAGAAGAGTACGAAAAGAAGCTCACTCTTTCCCCTCACCTCTTGATGGAGATGATCGGGGAAATGATGGACGAGATGACCGCGCATGCTCTGTCCCCCTCTCCAATTGAGGAAGAAGCTTCTAACCAATCAACTCGCACTTATCATGTATCAGAAATTCCCATGATCCCGATTTCAGAATTGGGGTGGGCTAATGCTGACGATGACGCCGCCAATGATGACCCGAGTGTACCACCCTCTCAGCGCGCAGGCCTGGAGCAGTATTTAAGAAACATTCCTGGTACCGGATTTGACGATAAGCTTAATGCAGTTTCTGATATTATGAAGGAAGGGATCAACTCACTTCCTAAAGATAATCCTCGTGAGTTCATCCAGCAGGCCATGGCCTTCTTGGTGTTCTATAAGACCCTTACAATGGCAATTACCAACTTCAATGCATCTGCTGCAGGCTTTAACTTTGAAGCTTTCCTGGCAGCATTGATGGATGGAAAACAGATCCCAGCCTCTGGCGCCAATACAATTGCTGATATTACAGCAAACGTCGATGGAGAGCGCGTACCAATCAGTCTCAAACTTTATAACGATGCCGGACTTGAGGTCGGCGGTAGTTTTGTAGATTTGAGTAACGATATGATCGTGCCTAACCCAGCCTGGGAGGCCTGGGTGGCGTCCAATCCGGAGTTCGAAGGCGGCGCCATGCGCTATATTGCATGTACAAAGCAGTTATCAGGTGACGGAGTGGAACAAGAAGGGGTTATCAACTTTTATGAGTTTGATATCACACGTTCAAATCTCTTTGAACTTCTCTCTAATGCCGGCCAAAAAGGCCAGAAATGCATTCTTTCTAACCGCGCCTTTATGAGCGCCCTTACGCGCTACATGGAGACTGGAGAAGAGACTGAAGCACTTGAGTGGGCGGCTAACATTCCAGCCCGAAGCGATACTAGTGATTCGGCAGAGATGTCAACGATGTGGTCGAACTGGCTCGACAAAACACCCCTTGAGGGATTGCAAGAATTCGGAGTAGATGATTCTCAAATCGAGGCTATAAAAGATGCGATACTCCGCTTATATATCGATACTATCGAGAGAGAACAAAAAGCCCTCCGACTTGGCACACCCTCGCAAATTAAGGGAGCAATACTCTCTGTGATTAATCCTGAACTTAAAACCAGTTCGCGACACCCCGAGGTGGAGAAGACAAAACAAATAGCAGCATTGTTTATAGATCTTTTTAATCAATTTAAGAAACAAGAGATAAAATCCCGAGATGCGCGCTCAAACTTCCTTAATAGCGTTGAGGAGTGGGCGACTGGAAACGAAGTAGTAGAGTGGTACAATGCCCTAACTCCAGAACTGAAGGCTGTTGCCATCAAGAATTCAAGAGGATATCTATCCAACTCTCACTGGGTGGTCCCACGCGGCGCCACCATTAGACTGGGAGGTGGCGAGCCTTTCGCGATGCTTCAAATTGGCGCCAAGTATGTGGTACAAGTGTTGGAGACAGCCCGCGGCGAACTGATAGACGAGGTGTTCGGCATCTTTGACGAGATGGCAAAAATGTCAGCCAAGCTAAATTCATTCTTTGCAAACGGACTCCAGGCTCCAGAAGAAGCCGAGGCAGGCGCCGAAGCCGGCGAAGCTGCCGCAGAGAAAGCTCGTCACGTTGCTGGCGTAGACGAATAAATTAAATAAAGTGCTTGACAAATCCCTGTCAGGCGATTATAATAATAATATAACTGCACAACTACGAGGTATTAATGAGCAGAGCTTACGATGATAATCAAACTTTACAGCAAAAGATTATCAATGGCGCCAATGTCCTAGCGGACAATGTGGCGTCCACTTTGGGACCAAGAGGCCGAAACGTGTTACTCAAAGAGAAGGACCAACAGCCCTTCATCACGAAGGACGGTGTAACGGTCGCCTACTTTGTTGCACTAGATGATCCTTTCGAGAATGCTGGTGCTCAAATTATTCGCCAAGCTGCTATTGAAACTAATAATACTGCCGGCGATGGCACCACCACATCTACGGTGCTTGCCCGGGCTATCTTGCGAGAATCACAGCGATTTATCGCATCAGGTGTTTCCCCGATTGAGCTACAGCGCGGAATTGACCGCGCTACGCAAGAAGTGGTCGCTAATCTCGAAAAGATGGCAAAGCCCATTACCAGTACGGAAGATATCGAACACATCG